GTGTCGGGCCACGCGTGACGTAGGGGGGGTGGTAAGAGATTCCTTTTTTTCAACGAACGGAGGATTAGCACGCAAAAAAGGGCCAATTCCTCGTCAGTTAGCGCTCCTTTGAACTGATTGGCTGCCGGTGTCAGCCATTGGAAGTTGTTGCTATGATCAGTTCCACCACGAGAGGCAGGGACTACGTGATCTGCGTGCGCAGTACGGTCTAGCTTAACGTCAGTTAGGGCACACCTTCCCCTCTGCTTTATCCATTGACGCATAAGCCCAATGGCTAACTCGTTGGTAGACTCCATTGAGATGACGCCGCGCTTATGCGCCTTGATAAGCATGGCCTTGTTGTAAAAGAAGCGACGATCGGTCCATGCCTTCTTCATGACCTTATGCCTGGCTTTGTTCTTGGTTCTCCACTTTGCGTTATCAGCCAACTTCTTATCAGGGTTGCTGTCGTAGTTAGCCTTGGCCCTAAGACGGTTAACCTCACGCAAGCGCTCTTTGTTCCTGTAGTAATACTGCAATCCTTTGGACCTTTTATCTGTTGGGACTCTTTGCATGGTTACTTGATAATTGGCTTATTCTTGCCGCGTCTGGCATTCACATGAGGAAACAAACCGCACGCGTCTGAGTTCACGGTGCGCTGGATCTCCTTCGCCCTGGCACGCATCCAGAAGTGGGAGCGTCCATACATCTTCCCGATCAGGCGAGACGACAGACAGCCGGGCAGACTGAGCGCCCAGCGGATAAGCTCGACGTGGCGACGGAAGGCGAAGTTATCCGTGCAGGCCAGCGCATCCATGAAGCCCTTGAGCATCACGCCGACATGATCGCGAGAGATGAATGCGTCGACCTCCTCGCGTCTGCCAAGGTCAGTAGGGTTGAACGCCCAGTCAGGATGATTGGCGTCGATGTTGAAGACGTGCCGAGGTTGCGCCATCTCAGCGTAAGGCAGTACGCCGTTCTCGCGCATCTTCTCTTGGACCTTCTTCGGCTGCGCAAAGAACCAAGCGTCAAACGACTTGGCCTCCTTAGCCGGAGCCGTCAGGTCGTTGAGCCTAGCGCGTGTCACGCGTCACAGCGTCAACTATCTTGACGGCGGGGCAAGTGGCAAAGGTTGTGCCAATATCCGTCCATGTCGAACCGTAGCATCGCCTTACGGGTGAAGCGATAGGTCAGGGAGGAATACTTGCCCGAGTAGTCCAGGGTCTGCTCGACGATGTCCTTGAGTTCCGCTGACGTCATCTTTGCCGGCCATGCGCTGATGACTTCCCTCAGCTCAATGTCTTTCCTTTCCTTGACTGCCTTGGCTGCCTCGGTGGCCTGCTGCCGGATATGCTCCATCCTCTCAGGCTGATCTCTCCAGGCTTTCTGGCGGTACCGGGTCAGAGCGAGCTTACGGAGAACCCAACCTCTCTGCGCGGTGGTACGGTTAGGTTTGGTCATCGCGTAGAACTTGCCTCCTCGCCAGAGACTCGGTCGAACCCCGAGCGTAAGCGACAAGGGGTGAGACTAGAGTCACCCTTATCCGTAGGATATGGGACGGAAGTTGAGTTGGAAGTTGAGAAGGGATTTGACATTGGCTTTAGGGTGGGGGTCAGGGTGTTGACCCTCAGTTGACCTTAAAACGCCTTGGCGACCCCTTAGAGGGGCTGGAATCGCTATGCCTTGGGGCGTTGTCGGGTGGGCTTTCGGAGGGGGGCTGGCTGTATTCCCAGCGGATGACCCCCTTCTCGGCGGCGTGGCGGATGTAAATCTCGCCCTTGAACTGGTTGGCGTGGTCCTTGAGACCAGCCCTACCTCGGCGCTTGGTCAGGCCGAACTTGTAGATCGGCTCTTCGCCCTGGCATCGGAAGAGGACGGCGACCTCGCGGAACCAGTTGGTGAACTCCGAGGAACCTAGGCCCGCATAGGCTAGGTCGGCGACGGTGTGGCCTTCCTTGTCGGAGGCGGCCTTTGGCTTCCCGGTGTGGTGCATGGCCACGAGGACGGCGCCTGTCTCGAGCAGGATGGGGGCTAGGTCATGGCGCAGGAACTTGGAAGCCTGCTCCTGATCGGAAACGTCGATGCCCGCGAAGGACAGGAGAGGGTCGACGAAGACGATGTCGGCCTTATGCTCGACGATGAGGTCACGTAGGGCCGAGGTGAAGGTGGTGCCGGTGCTCACGGTGTCGCGGAAGATGGCGAGGTGTTCGCGCAGCTGAGAGCGTTCGGCGCTGTCGAGGTATGCCCCGGCGATGACGTCCTGCAAGGCCTCGGAGATGTCGCCCGCGTCATTCTCAGCCTGGAGCACGATGGCCCGCAGGGGCTTGGCGGGCTTGATGCCGAAGAAGTCTTTGCCGATGCACCAATGGACGGCGGCCTGCATCATCAGGGAGGACTTGCCGGTGCCGGACTGTCCGACGATCAGGAGCGAGCCGCCCTTGCACAGCCAGCGGTGGTTGCCGAGGATGCACGACGGGTCTTCCTTACGCTCGAAGGATAGCAGGGCGTCGAAGTCCATGCGCTGCGGGCCGTGCTTTGCCTTCCGACCCTTGCGGGATTCGGCGATGGTGGCATAATGGTCGAGCAGGGTGTCGGGGTCGGTGGCCTGTTCGGCGGCGACCAGGGCACGGCGGAGGATGGCCGCGTCCGCGATCATGTCGGCGTGCTCAAGGCGGAAGGCGGCTTGGCCTGCGTCACTGACCAGGAGCGAGACGGTGGCCTCGGTCACCGGGCTGTTGACCTGGCGTAGGCGCTGGCTGACCGTCAGCTCGTCGGGGGCGATGCCGTCGACGGCCAGCGAAAGCATGGCGGCGGCGATGTCTTGATGGGCGGGCTCAAAGAAGTCGGAAGGCTGGAGGTCGCCCGGTAGGTGGGCGGCTTCGCGTAGGAGGACGCCGAGCAGGTGGCGTTCCGCGGCGACGTTATTCGGCGGGATCATGGAAGAGAGGGTTGGGGTTTGTGGGCGTGGGTGCCCGTGGTCAAGATGCTTTGCGTAGGAGACGGTCGAGGTCTGACTTGCGGTAGTAAGGGACTGAGCGGGGATTGCGGAGGATGCGGAAAGGGATGGAGGTGCCGTCGATGCGGTATTGCACGCCGCGGACGGTGCGCCGGTGCTTGTGCGCATACTCGGAGAGGGTGACCCATCCGGCGGGGGCCTTGAACTTCTCGAGGGCTTCAGCTGCGGCCTTGGCGGCGGCCCAAGACTTGAACCTGGGCGACAGGCGATAGATGAAGCGGCCTCGGCGGATGGTCTTCTGCTCGGCGTAGCCCGCCTTGACGATGCGGGCGAGCGGCAGAGAGACACCGGCCCGGGTCTTGTAGCCTAGGAGGCGGACGACCTCATTCGTCTTGTGCCAGCCTTCGGGAGTGTCGTCGGCGTTGATCGCGGCGACGAGGGCGTGGGCGTCGAAGCGCTTCATCGGGCCTTCGGGGTGAAGACCTTGAGGTCGGTGGTCCAGACCCAGCGGGAGCCGACGCGGTGGACGAGCCAGACCTTCCAGTCCTTGCCGTCGACCCAGCCGGCGGCGAAGCCTGAGCCCCAGCGGGAAGTGGCTAGGCGATGCGACGCGTATGCCATGGCGTCCTTCTGGCAGAGACAGCCGGCGGAGAAAGCGGCGCCGCCTTCGGCCTTGGTCAAGTTGACCTGGGCGAGCGTGTGCGTGTGGCCGTGGATCAGAGCGCCGCCGCGGTCGGCGTAGTGCTTGCCTTGCTCGGCGGTGGCGTTCAGGCCGTGGGCGTAACCATGGATGAAGGCGACCTGACCTAGCCGGTAGACACCCTTCTCGGCGTGGTAGGGGAGGATGGTCTTGGCTCCGCAGCTCTTCGCGGTGGTCTTGATGCGGGCCTCTAGGTCGGCGCAGTAGTCGCGTACCAGGGCGGAGCCGGAGGTATGCTGGAGGGCTTGGGCGCGGTGCTCGTGATTGCCCATCAGGTAGACGGTGGGCTTCGTGCGCTCAAGGAAGGCTTCACCGGCCTCGATGTCGGAGATGAGGGACTCAGCGCCTTCGGCATCCTGCCCGGCTCCACGGCGCAGCGATCGGAAGTCGAAGCAGTCGCCGAGGTGGACGCGGACGGTCGGCTTGTAGTCCTTGATGAACTCGACGAGGGCCTCGACGGCGTTCTCGTCGGCCATGTCGCCGTGGTTATCACCGAAGGCGACGAAGCGGGTTGGGGTGCTCATTTGGAAAGGCCGAGCTGTTGCTCGATTTTGTCACGCATGATGCGGGCTATGTGGATGTCCGGGGAGAGCCTGCGGTAAACGTTCAAAGTCGCCGTCCTGTAACGAAAGCAGTAACAGCCCTTGTTCTTGAAGATGCGCCTGTTTTGCCTGACAGACATGATGCTTCCTCCTAGCCTTCTTGCGGCTGGTGCCACGCTTGAAATACGAACCCCAAACATGATTGCGGACATTCTTGTGCTAGAGCCATGCCTTAACTGATACAGGGCCGCGTCTATGGCTTTGCCTTTTGGCGCTCGGATGCTCATTAGCGGACGTTGATGTAAGGGATGGGCTTGCCGGCGTCGAAGGCCGCGAGCATCTCGTCACGGCGCTTACGGGCGGTCTCGAGGTCGCTGGCGATGTTCTCGACGATGTCCTTGCCGCGGCGACGCAGGCGGAACCAGTAGCAGTCACCGAGTTTCTGGAGGTGGTGGTTAGGGTTCTCGGCCTTGATGTAGGCGGGCTTGTCGTTTCGCCCGGTGCGGGTATACTTCGGACAGGCCAGCAGGAAGGCCACTCGGTCGGGGGACAGGCCGACCTTGTTCGCCCAGCGCAGCGTGTCAGGGTTCATAGTTTCCATAAGCGGGCGAGGTTGCGGCCTTCGGTCATGATCGCGTTACGCGAGGACGGCCTGAAGATATACTCCTGGTCGAACAGGTGGGAGGCGCGTATCTCGGCGATGCTGTCGAGCTCTTCGTCGTTGGCCGGGCCGACTCCAGCGGTGGCGACGTAGATGGTGCGGACCTTCCAGCCCTTCTCCCAGAGGATGTCCTGGCAAACGCGCAGCTCGTTGACGTAGCGCCAATCGGAGCAGACGACCGTCTCGGGGGAGGGTTGGTCGTGGTGCTTCATGACCGGGCACCAGTTGGCGAAGTGGCGGGCGAAGACGTCCCGATCCATGCGCCTAGCGAACTTGCCCGCGTGGACGAGGAAGTCGCGGTTATCCACCTTGAAGTCCTCCTTGAAGAAGTCCCCATCAAGGCCGAGGTAATCCATGTAGTGGTTCGCGGCCTCCTTGAGGGCGTCGGCGAAGTTGATATGCTCGGCGGGCCGCTGGGACCACTCGAGGATGCCGGAGGCGAGGGAGTCCTTGCCCGCCCTGGCGTAGCCTGCGATTAGGACGAGCGTCGGGGCGGACATGGGCGTGGGTGCTTCGGTCACGGGATTAGAAGGGAACTCCTTCGGGGGGCAGCGGCTCTTCGGGAGCGGTCGGCTTCTGGGAACCGCGCGGGTAGGTCATCTTATATTTATACTGAGGTTTCCCCTGCCACTCGCCGTTGGCCTCGACCTCGACGCCGACGAGGATGGTCTGGCCGCAGGCGGGCTCGAGATACTGCATATATTCGGCAGGGGTCGCGTCCAAACGGATCTCGTTGGTATACTTGCCGGAGAACTTGCCGACGAGCATAGCGAGGGCCTTGCCGTATTTGCTGGAGAAGTTCTTCGACAGGCAGAAGCCCTTGTCGTCGACGAAGAACAGGCGGCAGGACGTGGTGCCGTCCTCCCACTGTTTGACCTTCTCGAACTTGGGCTTGATGAGTTTCAGCTTGTAGGTGCCGTTCGTACTGATCGAGGTGAGCGGGACGCGGTTGTTATCGGTGGTCATGGTATTAGGCGAAGTTGATGTTAGTCGCGGCGCTGGGCTTGGCGGCGATGTCGATGGTCGTGATCTCGGTCTGGTAACCGGGCCAGTTGCCCGAGGCGGTGCATTCCTTATACAGGGTAAGCGCTCGCTCGAAGTCGAAGGCGGCGCCGGTCATCAGTTCCGGCCCCAGCTCGTAGACTGCGTGAGCGTAAGGCGGCTCCTTCTCGACGGCGATGAAGCGGAAGCCGAGGACGCGACACTTGTAGGCGGACTCGACGGCGTGCCGGTAGAAGTAAGCCTGGAGAGCATACTTGTATTTGCGGACGGACTGCAGGAAGCCGTGCGGGCTGGCGTCTTCGCAAGTCTTCAGATCGTAGATGTAGCCGTCGTCGGAGATGCCGTCGATGGCGCACTTGACCAGGGTATCGCCGAGGAAGGCGGTGAACATGACCTCGGTCTTGGAGAGCACGATGCCATTCTGCTTCATGCAGGCCGCAGCGGAGTTTGCGACCGCGTCGACGAGGGCACCTTCTTCGGCGGTCAGGATGGCCTTGCCTTCGTTGGCGGTGACGAACTCGGCCCACTCGGCCTTGCCTTCCTTCGTGCGCTTGTCCACGTCCGGGGCGATGGCGTGCGTGGCGTTGTAGGCGTCGAGCCCTTCAAGGGCGAGCTTGTGGACGGCGGTGCCTACGCGGAGGGCCTTGGAGTCCTCGCGGGTGCGGGCGAGGTAAGCCTGGTAGTGAGCCGGGGACTTGAGCAGTTCCTTGGCGCCGGATTGGTTGAGCGCTTGGATGCCGTCATAGATGACGCGTTCGGTGATGAGGTCGGGCATGGGTGTGTTATTGGGTGTTGGTGGGAAAGTCAGAGAAGGGCCATGATGGCGTCGGCCTGATCGGGGCGACGGCGCTGGATGGCGGTCATGCACATGGTCGAGCCCACGGCGAAGCGGGAGCAGGCGACCGGGCGGTTGGAGTAGGTCTTGCACTTGCCGGAGCCGGACAGGTGCGGGCATCGGGAAGGCAGTTCGGCGAAGGTGCGTCCGACGATCATGAAGACCTCACCGCGGGCGGCGTAGAACTCGGTCGTGGTCGGGGACGCGTCGATGGGCAGGAGGATGCTCTCACAGCAGGCACCCTTGCAGAGTTCACAGGCTTTGCTCACAGGCTGTCGTCTTCGGGGTTCACTTCCTCGACGCTGGCCGAGATGCGGCGCACGTCTTCAAGGGCGGACTCGGCGGCGTTCTCCATGGCCTCGAGGGTATTCCGCAGGACGCGCAGCTGGACGACGAGGACGTGGACACGGTCATGGAGCGGCTTGACCTGGGCGGCTTCGTCGGCGGTCTCGATGTGATCCGTGAAGACCTGAAGTTCGGTGATGGCCGAGCGGTTCAGGTCGGAGAGCGTGATGATGTCGGCGTCGTGCTGTTCATAACGTCCGGCGATGTGCTGGACGGTGGCGAGCGAGCCCGTGATGTTCTCGACGAGGCGCTTGATGTTTTCGCGATTGGTCATGAGCGGACGGGCGTGAAGGTAAGTTCCTTTATCTCCCCATTAGGGGCAAGCGTAAAGAAGCGGACGTGTGACCGGGACAGGGAGGGATAGGTCTTGCGCTTCCAGGCGTTGAGGTCGGTCAGGAAGTCGGCGTGTTTGCGGGCGGTGAACTCAACGTAGGGGAAGCCGTCCAGGAAGAGCAGCAGAGCGTACTGCTTGGGGACGGTAGCCGCGATCCGTTCGATGCCCTTGGGGACGTCTGCCATCAGAGTTGCCCGGTCTTGGCGCGGTTCCACTTGGCGATGGTGGCGATGCAGCAGGCCTTCGAGATGGCGTCGAACTGGCAGAGCTCAGACTGCATGATGTCATCGAGGACGCGGGCGAGTTCGTTGCCAGCGTAGCGCATCTCGGAGATGGTCTTGGCCTGAGCCTCGGCGCGGGCTTCGGCAGCCGACGCGAGGTTCTGATTGTGGAGGTGCCGCATAGCGGCGGAGACCGGGTCGAAGGGGTCGAAGTCAGGCTTGCTCATTTGGTCAGCGGGCGAGGGGGAAGGTTGAAGTTAGTCGCGGTGGCGGCGACCTGAGACTTGAAGGATGCAGTGGCGGCGTCGTCGTCGAGGTCGACCGAGATGCCGCACGCGGTCTGGATGGACTGGCGGCGGATGTAGGTGATGGCTCCGCCGATCTGCTGGGCGGTCAGTCCCTCAGCCTTGACGAGCAGGGTGCCGAAGTCGAAGCGTTCGCCGGAGGAGTGGAGGAAGGCGGTGGACACGCCGACCTTGCCGTCCTGGCTGACGAGCGTCTGGATCAGAGCGAGGTCGTGGTCGAGCAGCACCGGCTTGATGGCGTCGAGCAGCGCGTCGAGGGAGACGTACTTGGCCTTGAAGGCGGGGTTGATTTTGTTGGCCTTCACGTTGTCCAGGGCGGCGAGCGCTTGGACGAGGGAGGCGGTGGCGGAGGATGTGGGCTGTTTGCTCATGGTGGGAATTATTTGGCGGTGGCGTCGGCCTTGGTGACTTCGCCGGCCTTGATGGTGGCCTCGATGTCGGCGAGGGACATCCGGGTGTAGCCAGGGACGAAGAGGTTGTAGTAGGTCACGCCGTTGCGGACGGTGGGGGTCAGGAGGCGGGCGACCTTCTGATCAGGTAATACGATGTATGACGAGTCCGCGATGATGCGGTATTCGGCGGGGAGTTTCGGGTCTTTCTTCATGTGAGGTTAAAGGTTACAAAGTAAAGGGTCTTGCCGAGTTATGTAAACTCAGTTGATGGCGCCGCGGGTGGCGGAGTCGTAGATCAGGAGGGCGTCGGCGTTCCAGAGGGTGACGTCGACGGTGGGGAAGAGTTCGCAGGCCCGGGCCTTCAGCTTGTTCTTCCATTGGGTCGTTGTGAGTTCGCCCTTGGTGCCGCAGGTGTGCGTCTTCTGCCAGACGGCGGGACGGATGCGGTGAATCTTCCAGCCCATGGCGACGGCGGCGCCGTAGAGAACGCCCGTGTTCCACATCAGTTTGCCGATGGCCGAGCCGGGGATGTTCTTGCCGGCGAACAGCGGGGGCTCTTCGAGGTAGAGGCTGACGTCCTTGGCCTTGCAGGAAAGGTCGGCGAGGAGTTGGCAGACCTCGACATCAGAGCCGGGCATCTTGGCGGTCTCGACGGGGTCTCCGTCCAATGCCCAGCAGATGCCACCTTGAACGCCTGGGTCAATCGCCACGGTTAAGTGCATGGGAAAGACCCTTTATCGTGGCTGACGAGAGGACAAGCGGAAAAGGTTGGCGACGCGGATGGCGTAGTCGTTCGGCCTGAACCTACGCTCGACGGCGCCTGACCAGCCCACGTTCCAGACCAGGGCGAGTTGTTCGGGGGTCGGGGCGGGGATGCCCACGCGGGCAAAGTTCGCCCTGATCCAGCGGAGGTGCGAGGCCGCGATCATGTCCTGGGCGGTCGCGTCTCGCCACTTCGACCAAGGAAAGGCGTAGTGGCCCTCGGCCTTGAGGCGGGCGGAGGCGTCGTCCCATGCGGCCTTTCCGACCTGATACATGCCACGCTCGCCGGCCTTGCCGATGGCCTTGCGGTTCATGCCGGACTCGACGTGGGCGATGGCCTCGAGGATGTCGGCGTCCGACTTAGCCTGGGCGGAGAGGCCGAGGAGCAGCAGGGCGACGACGGAGAAGCGCTGGTTGAGGGTCATACGCTCGGCTTGCCCTCCTTGGCGGGGGGCTTGGGGAGGGGCATCCAATGGGTGGGGTCTACTTCGCTTTCTCCATCGACTGTTTCCCAGCACCCATAGTCGTGGCTAGAGTAGCTGAACCACCACATTACGACCACGCTTTCTTCGACGTAACCAAGGACTCGGGTCATGTCCTTCGGCGCCGTCTCGATGGGTTGCCATTCGCTGTTTTCGGATAGCGCACGGAGCCGCTCGACCTCGGCCTTGAGGCGGGTCACTTCATCGGCAATTTTTATTCCGACTTCTGAGGCCAATTTAAGAGCGTCTGCAAGTTCGCCGACCTCGGCCTTGAGGCGGGCGTTCTCGGCTTCAAGCAGGCTTGCCCGGACAAGGTGCGGACAGGTGTCGTCGTCGTGTTCGGTCATACGCGTCTGGGGACTTGTGATCCGGCGACCTCGAAGCCGTCGAGCTCGTAGGAGTAGGTGATGCCGACCCAGCCGCCGGCGGCGGCGTAGGCTTGCAGGCTAATCTTACAGGCGCCGTCTTCGGAGAGGGCTTCGTGGTAGTGGTTGAGCAGCTTCTCCATGCGCTTGGACTCAATGGCGGCCTTCGCGGAGCAGATGTCTCCGGTCATGATGCGCTCGTTGATGTGGTAGAGTTCGCTGAGGAGCCCGAGCATCCCGTCGAGGTGGCGGAAGGAACTCACGATTCACCTCCTTCATTGTTGGAGGTGCTGGTGCCAGCGATATAAGCGGCAACAATAAGAGGACTCATTCTGCTACCATTGCCATCTCGAATCTGTCCGATGTTAGTCGGAATAAACTTCTTGGGTTTAGCGGGGGCTTTGTAGCGCGTGACGTGAACAATCGCAAAAAATGCGACAGCGAAAGGCCAGCACACATCCCAGCCAAACTGGCCACCCATCATGCCAGTTCCGAGTCCACCAATAATGATGAACGCCTGTCTCATCGGCTGCGCTCCTCCATCTCGCGGATGACCTTCTCGTTGTGCATGGCGACCTCGTAGGCCCGGTCGTGCTTCTTGATCCAGTGCTCGCGGGACTGGGCGAGGGCCGTGACCTCCTGCTTCAGCTTCTCGGCCTCCTCGCGGTAGTTGTCGATGATGCGGATCTGCATCTCGATGGTTCGGTCGGCGCGGTCGGCGTAAGCCTTCATCGCGGACAGGGCGGTCTTGAGCGTCCGGGCGTAGGACCAGGGGACGAGCCACCAGAAGCGGGGCATGGAGTCGGGTTTGATGATGTGCATGGGTTGGTAGGGGCGGTGGGAGGGGTCGGGCATTACTTCTGGCGGCGGTATGGACCACGCTTCTTGAGGTTGACCCACTGCGTCCCGGTAATTTCAATCCACTTGCGGAGGGAGCAGACGGTCGTGCCGAGGGCGGCGGCTGCGTCGGCCTGCGTTTTGCCTGCGGCATTGAGCGCGGCGATCTGCGGGAGGATGGCCTGAAGGCGACGGGCGGCGTATTCGGCCATCGGTCGCTTGAGGGGGAGAGGTCGACCAGCGAAGGTGAGCGAGTCGACGTAGGGGTGGTTTGCGTTGGGCATGGTGGGTGGGAGATTAGCGGTGACGGCGGACAGCCTTGGCCTTGACGGGCTCGGGGCCGTTGATGGCTCGGTAGAGTTCCGGGCCGGCGAAGGTGACGACGGCGGTCCAGCCGAGGATGATGAGGGCGGTGAGGGCGATGAGGGACTTCATGGTTTTGGTGGTGCGTCAATAACCTTGGCGAACTGTTCCGCATTCGTCAAGCACCTTTCCACAGGAGAAAAGGAGACCCCTAGGCCAGCCCTAGGCCAGCCACAGGACACCCCCGTAAAGGCCTCTCCCTGCCCTTCCTAGGCCGTTTGACGGCGGGAACGTAGGAAGACCGCCACCCCTACCCCCAAGCACCCCACGGCCAAGGCCCACCCTAGGTCGCGGACGGACTTCAGGGCCATCGTCGCCCAGGACAGGTTCCGCTCTAGGTCGGCCGAGTCGGATTTGATGCTGGAACCATCGACCACGATCAGGGCGAGCGCCTCAGTATTGTGCAACTGGTCGAGGACAAACGAGGATGTCAGCGCGCAGCTGAGAGCGGTGACGCCTGAAACGACCGTCAGGATCAGGACGGCCAGAGTGAGGTTGGCCTCACTTGCGCTTCTTGCGGGGGGCTTTGCCATTCTGCTTGGAGGGTTTGGCGACCTTCTCGACCTCACGCTCTGCCCGGGCTTTTACCCAGCGTAGTAGCGCGTCGAGGGCTTCGGGGCTGGCGTAAGAGAGCGCGCCCACCGCGGCAGTCCGCAGACTGCTTGAAGTGATATAATCCTGCGCCGCGTAATTCGTCAGGACGGCGGTGATGGAAGCGGCCGCCACGCGACGAGCCGCCCACCCCCATGTCTGCTTGTCCTGGGACAAGAGAAGACGGGCCGTCATCGCCATCGCCCCGATGATGCCGGCGACGAAACCTTCGCGGGCCTCCTTCGGGATGTCCTCGGGGTTGAAGGGGGCGGCGCTCACGAGATGCGGGGCGGCTTAGAGTTGGGCGAGATGAGGACGCGGCGGTAGTCCTGAGCCCAGAGCAGGGCGGCGAGGTCTTTGCCGGCGCGGTCGACTTGGGGCTCACTGAGTTCGGGGAAGGTCAGGTGAATCTGCTCATGGCAGAGGACTTCGAGCTGACGCTTGGCGCCTAGGCGGGGGTCAATTTCGATGAGGTTCTCGCCAATCGTGGCCTGTCCCCAAGCGCGCTCCTTGCCGAGTTTGCGCCAGATGACCTTGGCTCCCTTATTCTTGCGGCGGCTCATCGGTGGGAGAGGGCTTGTTGACCGAGTCGCGCACCTTGTCAGCCAGCCACCAGAGGCCGAGGCCGCATGAGATGACGAGGGTCGCCCCGGCGGCATATTCGAACCAGGGCGAGTCGATGATGAAGGGGACGGAACCGCAGAAGGCTCCGCAGAGTAGCAGGGGCAGACCGATACGCGGGCCGAGGAAGGCGGTCGTGAGCGCACCGATGACGGCGAGGCCAGCCCCGACTAGAGTCCACGTCTGGGCGGAGGCGTCCTTCTTCACGCGCTCGACCTCCTTCTGAAGTTCGACGATGCGGGCGTCCTTCAGCTGCGAGACGCGGGCGGCTTCCTTCTGGTCGGCCTCGAGTTTCTCCCAAGCCTTGTTCACGGCGGTGGCGAGTTTGCGGCCGAACTCCATCTGCTTGGCGTAGTCTACGGGGTCGGCCTTGGTAGCCCGGGCCACGGCGAAGGCCACGTCCGCCTCGGGGGGCGGGGGCAAATAGGATTGGGCGAGGCGAGACTCCGCGACGACTACCTTCGGCTTGTCGGCGTTCTTCTCGATGGCCACAAGGGCGGCACCGACCCGGTGATCCGTCTTGTCGAGATCTTTGCCTAGGGTCTGGACGGCGTCAGGCTTGGTCGGGGCCGGCGGCTGGACAGGCAGGGGAACGTCGGCGGGCTTGGCCGACTTGCACCCAGCCAGGGCCACTAGGGCGATGACTAGGAGCAAGCGCATGGTCTTAGCGGTTCTTGAGGGCGTCGAGGATGGACTTGCCCTTGGCCTCAAGCGTGTCGGCCTTGGCCTTGTGCTTGCGCATGACGAGGACTCCGGCGACGAAGCCGACGAGCAGGGCGATGAGGTGGGTGATCATGGTAGTCTAGGTTGAGAGGGGTCGTAGATTTCGACGCGCACGAGTGGGCCGAGGTCGGCGGGAGTCTGCGGGGAGTCGAAGGTGACAATGACGTAAGCGCCTCCAGACTGTGCGGGCTCGCCGTTCCACTGAGGGAAGACGGCCTTGAGAAATGCGTAGGGATCGGCGAGGGATACGCCGAGCATAGAAACTTTGTAGGAGATGTTGCTCATTAGTCTGCGAGGTAGAGCCAGCCGCCGGAGCATTCCATGACGGCACGAACCGTAGGCGTAGCGACGGCTTCGACTTGTTCGCGGTAGGTCGCTTGAAAGTTATTTGATGTTCCAGTCGGGCCAGCGGTTGTCGTAGCGGCTTGGACTCCGTCGATGTAAAGAGTGACGTTGCCAGTTCCGTCTGAGTAGATGACCCAATTGATGACCTTGCCAGCGGTCTGCGTCACGCTGGTAGCGACGTCGGTAAGCGTCGTGCCGTTATGCACTGTCAGCGTGAAGAACGGTGAGGTTCCGCCGACCTTTTTCCATCCGATACCCTTGACTGTCATATCTCCGCTGACGCTGTCAGAAGCATATCCACCCAGCGTGACGCGGTTACGCGTGTTTGCGTCGCCGATGTAATTAGTAGCTCCAATGGTGGTGCCGCACATGGCAACGCCAGACATCCAAATCTTCTTGCTGAAGTCTACCTTGTTCCAATCAGCGGCGCTCATGTTGACGGAAGCGAGCTGCGTCCATCCGTAAGAGAAACCAGCAAGGCCGGTAGCAAGAGATCCAAGATACATTTCACGAATACCAAATGGAACGCTTCCAGCGGTTACCGCTCCAGAACCCGAAACCCTAGTGAAAGAGATATGAGCCAGCGAGCGAAGTCGAGGGTCGGCCTTGAGGAAGCCAGCGTTGCCCGGTGCCAGAGCGGTCGTCGTCGAGGTAGCCGCCACGACCTGAGCGTCGGTCGCAAAAGAGGTCGAGGGAGCGTTAGCCAGGACGAAGGCGGTCGTCGCGATCTGCGTGGTGTTCGTGCCGAGCGTAGCGGTCGGGGCGGTCGGCGTGCCCGTGAAGGCTGGGGAGCCTAGGGCGGCGTAGGCCGAGAGCGCCGTAAACGGGACGAGCTGCTGGGTTGCTCCGTTGATGCGGACGAAGATGCCGGTCGTCTCAGTCCAAAGGTCGCCGTTAGTCGGGGTAGTCGGCGCCGATCCGTGCGGGATGCGAAGGCTTGGGCGAGAGGTAGTAGACGCCGAAGCAATCGCTACGCCGTTGAGGGTGATGCTGCTCGTCGCACCAGAGACGGCCGAACCGATGTTCACGGCGGTCGTCGAGCCCGACACCCCTGCCGTCCCCACGTTTACGATCTTGGTAGCACCAGAGATAGTCGCACCAGAGCCGACGTTGATCGTGCCAGCCGCCGTCGAGTTGCCGAGCGTAAGGTTGGCGTTCGAGAAGGTCTTATTGCCGTTGATGGTCTGCGTGCCGGCCAAGTCCACGTATTGCTGGGTCGTTCCGTTCTGGCGCATGAACAGGCCAGAGGTCGTTGTCCAGACGTCGCCGTTGACCGGGGTGGTCGGAGCCGTGCCGTGCGGGACGTTGAATCCAGCGGAAGCAGTGACCGAAGGGATGGTGTTAATCTTGCCGTTCTGGTCGATGGCGACGAAGGTCGTGTCGGAAGCCTGGTCGTGCAGCGTGAGGATATTGCCCGTGCCGGCCTGCTCGATGAACAAGGCCGCGCCCGTCGAGTTCGACGTGATCGTGACGTTGCCCGTCAGGGCGGGGCTGGCGAGGGGGGCGTAGGCCGACATCCCCGCGATTGTCTGGTAGGTCGATGCCGCCGTGGCAGGGCTAAGGCCCGCAGTGGTCTGAGTCGTAGCATCAAAGAACGTGACGCCAAGAGAAGACAGGTTGACCGAGCCGGTAAAGGTCGCACCCGTCAGGGCGGCATAAGTGAATGACGCGGTCGACGCAGGAAGGTATCCCTGAAGGGTAACCCAAGATTGAGTAGCAAGGCCGAGGGCCGAGTAGGTCTTGTTCTTCCAGAGGTCGGTCGAGGACTCGTAAGCCAGGAGGTCGTTGTTGGCCAGCGTGCCGATGGCCACGTCGTGCAGCTCGTTGAGCTCGTAGCCGTTCTGGACCGCCACGAGGATAGTGCCGAGGGTCGGGTGCGAACGGATGACGATGCCGACGTAGACGAGGTGCTGGGGGGCGGACGGCTTGGTGGTCGTCCAAGAGCCAGCCACCGTCGGGGACAGATACAGCTGCACGCCTTCGGTCAGGGCGGACGTGTCGATGTTCTCGAGTTCGCCGCGGATGATGACGTAGCCCGTGCCGTTGTTGGCGATGGCCGTCTTGACGAAGCCGATGGTCTGGGCGGAGTTCGCGTCGTTGTTAGCCTGGGCCAGCGTGATCAGGGGCTTGTTGCCCGTGGCGCCGGAGATGTAGACGATGGAGCCAGCCGCGATCGTCGAGCCGGACTGGTTGCGGACTTCGACCTCGAGGTTACGGGCGACAGCCGTGCCGCCTGCGAGAGCGGACTGCACGAAGGCGGTCGTCGCAAGGGAGGTATCGTTATCGCCGAAGGTCGCCGTCGGGGCGGTCGGGTTACCCGTGAAGGCAGGGGACGCCAGCGGGGCGTAGGCCGACAGGTCAATCGACAGGTTTCCGGTCGTGACCGACAGGGGCGACGAGACGCTGGTGATGTAGTCGGGGGTGGTCGTGACCACTTCCCAAGCCGCGTTCTTGCGGGCATACTGCGATCCGTCCGAAGGGGCGTCATTGACGACAGCCAGGGAGCCGAGGCCGAGGTTAGTGCGGGCCGTGCCGGTGTTGGCCAGCCCTGCCAGATTCCCGGCCTTGGCCAGATAGTCCGACATCCCCGAGAGGGTCTGGTAAGTGGTGCTGGCCGTGGCGCTGGTCAGGTAGGGGGTAAGCGCAGCGCTGGTGATGTAGCCCTGCCCTGTGACCCAAGATTCCGTAGCGTATCCTGATAGGCTGGCTGCCGTCAGGAAGCCCGATGGGTTACCCGAGAGGGGGTAGTATCCCGCCGCCGCCGCCGAGGTCGTCAGGTAGGAAGACATCCCCGCCAGAGTCTGGTAGGTCGAGGCCGCGGTGGCGCTGGTCAGGTAGGGCGTCAGCGCCGAAGCCGTGATGAACGAAGAAGGGTTACCCGTCAGGGGATAGAAGCCAGCGGTCACCCAAGACTCGGTAGCCAAGCCCGTCAGGTTGACCGTCACCCAGTCGGTCGCGTAATCGACGCCCGACGTCTTCTGAAGGAACTGACCCGAGGTGCCGCCAGCAGGCAGGCCGACACCCGCAGGGCCAGCAGGGCCGGGGACGCCGACCGAACCCGTCAGGGTGCCAGGGACGATGCCCGAGATGGTTCCCGAGATGGTGGACTGGTCAGCGGAGAATACCCCCGAGATGGTCCCGAAGGTCGAAGCCGTCGAGGTGATCGTCGCGTCGGGCATGGCTTAGACGGTGACGGAGTCGATGACGTTGACGCGGAAGATTTCGGAGCGGCTGATGCTCGAGCCGGAGAAGGCGAACTTGATGTCCCAGCGACCGACCCCGATGGCCCAGTCCGCCGTCGAGCCGGTGTAGGCCACCGTGAAGGACAGGCCGTCACCCGCCTTGGTGATGGTCATCGCGTATTGGTTGAACTGCTTGTCCTCGAAGGTCGAGGTGATCGTGGTCGTGAGCAGGTTAGCCGGACCAGAGGCACCCGGAGTCCAGGTGAACGTGCAGGCGAAGGTGTTGCCCCTCGAGACGGTTACGGTGTTTGGGCAGCTCATCGGGTCTTAACCTTGCCCCGATTGGAAGGGGGGGTCAGAGGTCGAAGGAAACCACGTCCGTCGAGCTCGTGATCGTCTGGAAAGACCCGGTGACGCCGTTAAGCGCCGAGTAGGCCATCGTGTAGGTCGTCGCGTCAATGACCACGTCCCGACCTACCCAGACGTTTTGGACCTCCACGTCGTCGAGGTAGTTCGGGGCATAGGTCTCTGCCGGGTCGGTGTTATAGGCGCCGACATAGAAGGCAGACGAGGCAGGGAAAGGTGAGCCAGGGAATGCGAGGGGGCCTTGATAGCCTGTCTGGAGGATGCCGCCCGAGTCCGTCCAACTGACAAAGTTCCACCACTGAGCGCAGCGGAAGAAGGTGTTGGCCTCTGAGGCCCAGCCGTCAGTCGCGACGTTGTTATGGGCTCCGCCAGAAATACCGAAGTAGGTGCTGAAGATGGGCGTGCGGTTGCGACCCCAAGTGGAGTTGGCTTCCGTTGCTCCGATCAGGACGCCCATCAGATGCGGGCGTAGTAATATTTGGCGGTAGCCCCGTTGACCTTTACGCGGTCACCCCAGAGGGAGCCGTTGACATATTGATGCAGGGTCCAGACGGTCGGGGCCGAGACGTTATCCACGTCTACCTTGGCAAGCAGGACATACCCATTTGTGTCGGTGTCCGTCAGTTCTACATCGGACGAGATAACTTTAGGGTAGGGCGTATTAGCGATGTTCGGGTCTGGGAATGCGTAAGGCGACGCGGCCTCGGGACCGGCTCGGAGATAGACCCAAGACTCCTTGGTCGAGGTGTTGAACGTCAGGACATCCGTGGGAGGCGTAGGGACGCCGGACGTCGTGCTGTCCAGCAGCTTCTCGACGCCACCGATGACATCGTCCATCTCTGGGACTAGGTTGTTCAGCGTCCCGGTAATGACCTGAAAGCGGATGGCGCCGCTGACGACTGCGACAATCTTGACCTTAAAAGGGTGGTCGGGCGAAGAGTTGGCGGACGGGAACGGGTCGGACGTGTCCAGCGTGAAGCCGTGCGAGGACGAGTCGAAGTTATAGCCGACTCCAGGTTGCAGTTTCATCAGACAGGGGCGTAGACCGAGGCGTTGTAACCTACTCGGTTGAAGCGCAGCTCATATTGCACCTTGTAGAGCAGGCCGAAGTCTTCAAACGAAACCTGAGCCAGGAGCAGTTGGTTCTTTCCGCTGATCGTGAAGGACGTGCCCATGTAGTCAGGGACGAGCTTCTTTCCGGCGAAGGTACCGTTGCCCGAGGTCTTGCCGACCGCGTTTCGGTGGTCGTTGACGATGGTCGAACTAGTCGTGTAGAAGATGCCGGACAGCGAGCACTGCGGGGCAAGGTAGTTCGTCTTGCCGTAGAAGTCGTCAAACTCCGCTTTCTTGAAACCCTTGAACGTGCGTCCCTTCGGGCTTTCAAACGTCGAACCATTATTGCCACCGTACTCTGCCGGGTTGGTTCCCGGGATGGCTTCATAGTTCGGGTCTGCCTTCGTGCCAGGGCTTGCGCCGACTCCCGCGATGGGCGAGCCGGAGAAGCCAAGGCCAGTGGCCGTAACGAAGAAGTTCGGGTGCGTCGTGATGTGCTCGGAGGTCAGGCCCTGAGAGCCGGTGATCTGCGGGTCGGTCGAGGTCGCTCCGCCGTCGATGCCAACGTAGTCCACCGTAAGGGTTGCGACCTCCAGCGCGTCATAGGTGATGCTGTAACGATGGGCCGCGCAGTTGGCGTTGATGGGGCACGTCGAGCCACGGTTCACGACCGAGCCGAGGGCGGCAGAGTCGTCAGCCTTCCAGACCACGGTGGCCGTCAGCAGGCCGTAGCCGTCGTCGGAAATCTTAGCCCCTGGCTGCTGAACCGGGGTGGTGAGAGCGTTGCCGTTCTTTACGATAGCCATAAATTATTTGCCCATGAGCAGGGCGGCTCGGGAAGGGGTGGAGTTCATCCAAGAGGTCGCGCCGGGGTCGCCTGCGATTTTCTCGAGGATGGTGTTAGTCTTTTTCTGCTCTTCGAGCTGCGCGTTCATGGCCTCCATGACCGGGTTGGCACCTACGCCGATGACGTTGCCGAAGCCTTCGGGGCCTTTGAAGTCGCCAGCCCTCTTAGGTTCGGCGCTGATCTCAGCGGCCTTCTTGCTGGCCGCGATGGCAGGAGCAAGCATCTTGGCAATGACCGACTGAACATCAGGATCCTTCGCTAGGGCCTCGGCTGAGTTTGCGTCGAGGGCGTACTTGATTCGGAAACCTCGAAAGCCCCCGATTTCATCAGCGACCTTGTCACGCATACCTGGCTGCTCAAGGAACTTAGCGTACTCAGTAAGCTTGGCGGTCTTTGCCATCTCGCGCTCTTTTTCGTCCTGTTCTTTTGCAGCGCGTGTCTTTGCTAGGACGACCGTTTCTGAGTCTAGATACTTAGACTCTGCACGGACCGCAAAATCATAGGCCTCCTTGATGTCCTGCTTGCGCTTCTCGATGGCCGATGAGATGAAATTAATCGCCGTGTTCAGCAGGACGAGCGGGGCAACAAAAGCAAAAGCGATGTCCTTGAACGCCGTGCTGAACTTCTTCTGGATGTCCTCGACCTGTTTGCCAAAGGACACGGTGGCCGACTTGGCCTTGTCCATCGCCTGAGGGACGTCGGAGGTCGTCTTGATGTTGACTGTCAGGTCTTGGGCCATGTCAGGGGGTGCTTTCCTTTGCAGGATTGGAAGCAGCCGCGGCGGCCTCCTTGGCTTCCTCTTCGGCCATGAAGGCTTCTTCCTCTGGCGACATGATCGAGACGTCGGCACCCTTGCGGATAGCCAGGGCGGAGTTAAGCCAGATGGCCTGACACTCCGGCATCTCCCAGGCCCGCTGCTCTGGGATGCCAGACGCGATCAGGTTGGCCACGATGGACAACGGCCAAGGCACGCCCTTGTCGCCGCCCCCTGACTTAGTCTTGGTCTGCTCCCAGAACTTCGGCCAGTCCTGGACAAGGATATAACCGGCGAAGGCTTCTAGCAGGCGCTCGAACTTGGCGGGGTGACGATTTAAGCTAAGTATGCGAAGTTTATCCATCCAGCCGATGTCCCCTAGCTGTTCTTCGGCGCACACTTGGCAGGCGAAGATAAGGTCCGCAGGGGTGATGCCGCGGGAGCCGGTGACCAGCGGGGAGTCGAAAGCCATCAGGCGCACCCGGTACTTCAGACACCAGGGGTAAAGAGTTCGACCCAGAACCTTGAAGGGAGCCGGGTCGACGTAGGCGTTAAGGAAGCGGCGGTCCACTATCCTCTAGACTGCCCCCTTTTCGGGGGTGTCAATTAGGCAGGCGTAATGCCTTCGTAATCTATCGCCGTGATCGTGACGGCGGTGAAGCCCTTGTTCGAGCCCTTGTCGTCAATCTTGGTGATGGTGCCGACAAAGGACACGGAAGCAGAGCCAGCCGGATAGGCGGAGGCGGTGTTCACCGTGAAGGAAAGTGCGGCGCCGAGCACCGGCATGGTCGAGGTCTTGGCGATGCCTTCGATGGTGATCTCGGACTTGCGGTCGTCGAGGCGGTGCGTCTTGGTGATGCCATTCTCGTCGACCACCGTGACGTCCGCGTTGAACGAGGACGAGAGGCTGTAGCTCTGGACGAAGAGGTTGGTGACAGTACCCGCGACTCCGTAGATACAGGTGGTTCCGTTTGAGATGGCGGCCATTTGTAATTGCGGGCTTTGGAATTGGCTTAGGCAGGCAGGACCACCAGCACGTCAAACGAGAAGGAAGTCGCCCAGGAGCGCTCGTCGATACCCTCGTCCTCGGACTGCATCGTGACGTCGTAGCAGGCCGCGTCGGTCGAGGTGACGAAGGCCGCCTTGATGCTGGTCAGGTCACGCATATTGCCGGACAGGGCGGCGCAGCGGGCGCGGTGATCCGCGAGGGTCGTGTCGTCGGCGTTCGAGAAGAGGGTGATGCGGACCGAGCAGCTGAAGTTGCCTTCGCCTTCGGGGAGGTCGTTAGGGCTACGGGCGGACTCGCAGAGGACCACGGCCTTGGGCAGGGTCTGGGTCGCGGCGCTGTCGCCCGTCAGGAAGGCCACGGAGGTCAGCCCGGTCTGGGTGGAGAGGTAGGTGGCCAAGGTGGCCTCTACGATGTGGCGGATGGATTTGGTTCCCATAAGTGGTTAGCGGCGGTTGGCGCGCTGGATGGTGCTGTTCATGTGGCGCTCGAAGCGGGCCTTCATCTGCTTGACGCGGTTCGCGTAGACGAGGCCGAGCACGTCGGCGTCGGTGGCGATGCCGTTCACATTGCCCTGCGTGTTGGTCACGCTGAGTTCGACGACCTTCTCGTTAGCCGTCAGGGTGTTCGTCCCGCGCACCTGGTTGTGCCGGTTAATCCAAGCCACCTTGAGCAGCTGGACGCCGAAGTCCTTGGGCACGCCGTTGATGACGGGCTTAGGCAGGGAGCGCAGGGCCGAGGCCCAGCCCGCCTTGATCATGCCGACCATGGCTTGGCGGTCGCGGATGTATTGGTCGAGGTCGGACTTGGACTCGACGAGCATCTTGAGTTTGACCGGGCGGACAGCCTTGCCGATGCGGCCTCCGAACTTGCCCTTGATGCGGTTATGCGGAGGACGCAGCTCCTGGACGAACCCTTGGCCGTAGTCGGTCATCACAGGGTTGGTCGTGTTGAAATAGTTCTTAGCCTTCTTGAACGCCCGGTCATAGTCGCGGTCGTTCGCAATCTTCCGCATGATAGGCGGGAGGTTCTTCAGCGACTGGAGCGAGCCCTTGCCGATGACCTTGTTGAATAGGCCGATGTCATTGGTCTTGGTGGCGTAGGCCAGCTGATTTGTCAGGAGGGCGGCGGCGGAGTTGGCATTACGGTCATTGGCGGCCACAAACATCTTCTTGATGTCCCCGGCTACGGCGTTGTCGCCCGCCACTTGGGCCGCCTTGGATAGGCCACGGCCTCCGCCCTTGGGCAGGGGAGGGGTGAAGGTCGCCGCGTCCTGACAGGCGAGGGCGGCCTGTTCAAGCGCTGCGTCCCGCATGGTCTGCCCGGTGTTGGCTGCGAACTGACGCAGGGCCGCGATGAACTCAGCCTGAGACTTAGGACTGATGCTGACCGACACCACGGTGGATTACTGGTTATCGTCTATGACGACGAGCGTGATCCATGCCGACCCGGGCTTGTAGGTCTGGGTCGTGATGCGGACGGTTTTGCCGCCGGCCACGATTTTCTTGCCCTGGGCAAGGGAGGCGATGGGGACGCCTGCCGACAGTAGGGCCGCCGATGCCCCAATAGACCCGTCTGGCTGGCTCCAGGAGGCCGTTACAGCGGGGAGGCGGACAGAGTATTGGGTCCGCTCCATATACCCCCCTGCTTCGAGCACGGTCTGGACAGCGGGGTCGGAGATGAGGCAGGAGAAGGTGATGGCGCCAGAGTTGGCCGACCCGGCCACGCCGAAGTCCGCCACCATCTCTTTGGCGTCGTTGAGAAACTCGGTTCCGTAGAGGCTCATCCTATACTTGCCCGGATTGGTAGGGGGCACAAAAAAGGCCCCCATTGCTGGGAGCCTCGTTTGAAGCCTTGGACCGCTATTAGGCGGCGGTCTTCAGGCGGTGGAGCGAGGACGACCGTCCGACGGCAGCCCCGAACAACAGCGTGGCGGTGACGTTGTAGTAGCCGCTCTGTTCCTGGCCCATGAGGACCTGGACGCCGAGGCCGGTGTCGGCGTCGACAGCGTTGGCCACTTCGAAGCCCGGGATTTCGGACATCGGGAGAGCCGAGGCGACGGCGATAGCGTCAGCGCCGCAGGCGAAGCCAGCGAGGTTTTCGGCGTTCGCCGGGAGGCTGTTCCACTGGTAGACAGCGGCGCCAGCGAGGGTGCCGATCTGGCCGGAGGTCAGGATGCCAGCACCGAGGACGGAGTTGCCGATGATGGTAGCGTCGCCCAGGAGGCCGTTGGCGTAGGTGCTGTTCAGGATGAACGCGCGGGGCTCGGCGGCCTTGGCGGCATCGAGCACGCCCTTGGCGGTCACGACTTCAGCGTAGGTCAGGGCGGCACCGGTGTCGACGGACGAAGCGTAGTTGGCGTTCGTGATGAGCGCGCCGATTTCGGCCAGGCACTTTTCAGCGAGGGCGTTGGCGGCGGTCGGGACGAAGGCGTTCGAGAGGAACTGGGCGCCATACATCTTCACGTCGAGGGGCGAGAAGCGGGACGAGACCTTGAAGTGCTTCAGGGTGACGTTGGCGGCCGTGATGGTCGCGTCGTCCTGGGTGAGGTAGCCGCCGGTGGAGAACTCGGTAGCGGTGGAGGTGCCGATCAGCGGAACCTGGACCGTCTTGCCGGCGCCGGATTCGGCAGCGGTGAAGACGGACGAGAAGGCGCGGAGGGCCGGGAGCTTGCCCTTGAGGGAAGCGATGACGCTTTCAGCGAGGATGCTGGGAGCGGCGACGATGGAGTTAGCCATGATGTGTTATGATTGGGTGAGGGTTAAGGGGAAATTAGATGCAAGCCTTGATGATGGCGTTGCGGTGAGCGGCGAAGTATTCGTTGCGCTCTTTGGAGCCGACCGGGAGGGACATGAAGGTGGCGAGGTGGTCGACGGCTTCGGCGGTGGGCTTGCCATCCGCGGGGCTGAGTTCGACCGGGGAGACGCCGACGGAGGCCACGATCTTGGCGGCTTCCTTGGAGGCGCTGACCTTGCTGGCTTCGTGCTCGGCGACGAGGGCCTTGAAGGATTCGGACTCCTTGACGGCCACCTCGAGGGCGACGGTCAGTTCGGCGAGCTTGGCGTCCTTGGACGCGGCTTCGACCTTGAGGCTTTCGAGTTCGGCAGAGACGCCGACCGTCATCTTCTCGACAGTGGTGCGGAGGTCGTCGCGTTCGGCGGTAAGGCCAGAAACGGCGGCGGTGGCGGCGAGCAGCTGTTCTTCGATGGTCATCTTATGTTTGCTGGGAATGGAATTAGAACGAACGCAGGGCGTCGTTGAAAGAGTCGGCCAAGCCTGTGACCAAGCCCTGGGCGGCGGCCTGCTTGCCAGAGAAGACCTGGCCTTCCATGGCCTCGGCCTTCACCATCTTGCGCTTCATGTTCACGGCTTCCTTGAACTCGGCGTGGATCGTGTCGACGCCCTCCTGGAGGTTGCCGAGTTGGCCTTCGTCGAGGGACGTGCCTTCGATGCCAGCGCCCTTGAACTTGCCGGACTTGATGACGACCATTTTGATTCCAGCCATCTTGGCGGCTTCGGAGTAGTCAGGGATGGCCATGTAGACGCCGATGCTTCCGACCGTGGAGGACGGGCTGGCGACGACGCGGTCGGCAGCGGAGCCAATCCAATAGGCGGCGGAGGCCATCTCGGAGTCAGTGTAAGCGAGGGTAGGCTTGCCGAAGGAGCGGACCTTGTTGGCGAGTTCCTCGACGCCGGTGACCGTGCCGCCAGGGGAAGAGATTTGCAGGGCGACCTTCTCGACCTCGGGGTTCGCGGCGAACGCATCGAGGGCCTCGGAGACTTCGTTCACGTCCACGGCGCCCATCATCTTCTCGAGCGGCGACAGGCCCTTGCCGATCACGCCGACGACCGGGATGATGCCCACGCCGTCCACGACGTAGGGCTTGGGAGCCACGCCGAAGAGCTGCGCGAGCATATCGGTGAAGCCGAACTTCTCGGCGAGGACAGCGTGGTCTTTCGCCTTGGTCGGGTCGATGAGGAGGGGCTCGCGGCCCGACAGTCCGTTGGTAAGGAAACGCATGGTCTTAGGAATTGGGTTGGTCGAGCTCTTCGGGCTCTTCCTGGTCGGCGGGTTCGTCCTCCATCTCGGGGGACTCGGGGCCTTCCTCGACGTCTCCGCTGATCGTGCCGACCGGAGTGTTGGACGGACGGAACAGGAGTTCAAACGGGATGCCGTATTGTTCGGCCAAGTCCTTGATGTGGACCATATCGGAGGCCCGCTTGGCCATCTCGGTGCGGAAGTCTAGGCCGCGCTGGGCGTAGAGTTCGGACATGGACAGCAGGCCCATCTCGACGTCGGCACGGTCGTTCGCGGCTTCGCGGCCAGCGTCGACGGTGACGGACTTCGGGGTCGTCCAGGAGACGCGGTTCCAATCCGGGTCGTCGGGCAGTTCGCCGGCGGCGATGCCTTGGCCGATGATGTAACCCCACGTCGGGACGCAGAAGTTCTCGATCATGATGGTCTGATACTTCGAGAAGACGCGGCCAGCCTTGGCTGTGATAAGGCGGACGGTGGCGCCGCCGAGCTTGGAGGAGTCGCCGACGAACTCGTAAGGGAGCACGCCCTGTGAGATGTCGCGTTCCAGCGCCGCGAGGAAGCCGGTGAAGGTGGCGTTGGGGCGGTTGCTCTGGAAGGACGTCATGTCCTCCCCGGGCTCAAGGGCGATGAGTTTGCCGCCCATCGTGTTGGCGAGGTTGGCGTAGGAGCCGTTGACGACCGCGCCAAGTTCGCCGGCCATGTCGCCATCCAAGACTCCGCCGTTCTTCTTGATGATGCGGGTCACGTCGCCGTTGTCCTTCACGGCCTGCTTCTCGAGGGCGAGGATTTCCATCTCGTCCTGGATGGAGTTGATAGAGTGCTGGAGAAGGGGGACGCCACGGGCGCCGGATGCGTACTCCTGGTCGACGACCATCATCATGGACTGAGCCAGAATCTGGCGGGACGAGCCGTCCGAGCGGTAGATGTTTACGGCGATGTATTCGCCATAGGGACCGAACTGGATGCCGTCGTGCATACCTTCGGGCACCTTGCCCTCCAGAGGGTCGCCGACGCGGTGGGCTTCCATCAGCTGGAGTTTGGCTTCCCCGGCGCCGTTACGCACCTTGGCGGCGAAGGAGTCACCGTCGCGGATCATGCCGCGGAGAAGGATGGACTGAGCCTGGTAGAACGAGAAGCGGTTCGTGATGTCGATGCGCTTGGCCTTCTCGGCGAAGTAAGCCTCGTAGCGTTCCTGCATTTCAGGGGTCGACGCGTGGCTCTGGGGCTTGATGCCGTCGCCCACGGTGTAGAGGCAGATGTCCGCAAGGATTTGCTTGAACAGGCCGGAGTTACGCTCGGCCCAGCGGCACTTGCGCACCATCGTCAGGCGGTCGTAAGGGGTCAGGTCACGGCGGAGGTCGCGCGGTTCGGCGCCGTAGGCCGCTCGGCGGGCACGCGTCACGCCGATGCTCTGCCAATCGCCGTAGGAAGCCTGCGGCTGCGGGGCGGAGGGCGTAGCCTTGGGCGTCTTAGGACGCAGGCTGACGGTCTTAATCTTCTTGCGGATGGCCATGGAAATTAGTCCTGACGGTTCTGCCAGTCGGTCGAGATGATCGTGCGACGAGCGCCGTAGGTCGAAGGGTCGAGGCGGCTCAGGGCAAACATGGCCTCGGCGAGCATCTCCTTCGGGGGCATGGCGAACTGCTTGGACGCGGACGAGCCGGAGTCGGAGTAGGACATCAGGGTCTTACCTTCGGTGATCATGGCGACCGCCTTGGCTTTGATGTCTAGGAGTTCGCACTCCGTAAGTCCGATAAAGAGTCCAGAGGCCATTTAAACTTGCCGAGAATGGAAGTTAAAAGGGGGGTGCGCCGCCCAGCCCACGCCATGAGTCTCTTCCTCCCACGACACTAAACGACGCACCCTTGCATATAGCGTGCCAAGGGTCATGACGGTTGCAAGTCGGTTTCGGCAGTTTCCCGCCCGGCGATACCCCAGCGGACGGCGGCCAAAAGCGCTAAGATTTCAGTATCGAGAGCATGGTTATCGCGCTTGCCCTGGGGAAGTATCCACATGGGCTTGCCCGTCCGCTTGTCCTTTACGCGGACTTCGGCGCTCAGCTGCTCGACGTACTCAGGGGTGGCGTCCAGCGCATAGGTCCAGACGCGGCGAGCCCGCAGGCCGTGCAGGAGGTCTTTGCCGGCGGTGGCCGAGTGGACGATCAGGATGGCGCGCTGCGGGATGCCAGGGACGACGATAGACTGCTTCTCGGAGTAGAAGCGGCGGGTCGTGTTGCCAGACTTGTCGGTGACCGCGAAGTCGTCAGACCCTGAGCCCTTGGCCGTCTTCCAATTGCGCTTGGCTGTCTCGCGATAGACCTCGGTCGTATTGTCGCCGGAGTCGACGAGGACAAGCGCATGATGGACGCCGTGCTGTTTGGCGAACGCTTCGACGTTGCCCCATGAGTCGATGCGGGCGAAGGCCATCAGACGGCTATGCCCGGTCTTGGCCCATCGGCGGACAGTCACCCAGAAGTGGCCACGCTGGACGTCGACCCCCATCGTGCGGAAAGGGATGCTCCCGGGCACGGCGTCCTTCTGCTCGACTACGCGGGCCTTCGGGGTGATCGCGGCCTCGGCGTCCCAAGGGTCGGCCATCTTGTAGTTCGCGGCCTCGGCTAGGGCGGTAATCTCGCCGCCCTCTTCGCTCCAGGGCATGGCCAGCCGCTTCTGCTTAAAGATGCGCCGCGGCTCTTCGTCTCCGTATTGGTCGACGGACTCCTTGGCCTTGAGCATCAGCACGCCCAACTCGCCCCAGCTCATCGTCGCAAGGCTGTTCCAGTGCAGGCCGATGTGCCCGGAGTTGGCGGCGACCGACGTAGCGACGAAGGTTCCGCGAGCGTTAGCCTCTAGTCGGCTTGCGTTCGTGTCAGGCAGCAGCGTGCGGCAGGCCGCGCACTCGTAGGTCGTGCCGACGCTGACCTTGTGCAAGTCCCATGTGCCGGTGGCCTTCGCGTCGAGAGGCAGCCTGACCTGCTCCCAGACCCATGGCTGGAGCGTGTCGCATTTGGGGCAACGCATATTCCAGTCCCGTTGGTCGGTCGTCTCGTGCAGCTGATGGAACTCCTGACCAGCCCGTCCGCCCTGGGATAGGAAGATGCGTTTGCCCATCCATCCGAACGCCGTCACGCGCGCGCTCAGTTCGGCCAAGTGTCCGGGCGGCGCCATCCAGCACTCGTCGGCGATGGTGTAACGCAGGGACAGGCGCTGAAGGTTAGCCTCGTTCCAGATGCCGCGGCAGTAAAGCGTCATGCGGTCGAAGTCCGCCGTCGTCGAGCGGTCGAGGTCGTCGCCCGAGAGACGCGCCTTCACCGGCGGGCAGTTGTTCCAGACTGGGCGGAGGTAACGCAGGGCGAAGTCCTTGGCCTCGGGGTCGGTGGCCTGAAGCACCATCGTCGGCCCAGGAGCGTTGGCGATGATGTGACAGGTGAGCAGGCGCGCAAAGAGGGACTTGCCCGATTGGATGCTGGCGAGGACGGTAAGGAGTTTCGTCTCTAGATCGGCGGCGATGCGTAGGGCTTCGGCCACCCAAGGCGTGCGCTCGGAGCGGAACGGCCCGGGCATCGGCGAGTCAGGGATGGCGTGGACGTTGGACTCGAGCCACTCGACGACGTCGCCCGAGTCTGACGGACGCAGGACGTCACGGCCTACGCGGAGTAGGTCGGCCTTATTCATCGGTGGAGAGGTCGGCCTTCACGCGGCGCACCCAAGCCTCGAGCACCTTCACGGCCTTCGCGGGGTTCTCGGGGTTGCACCCTTCGGCCACGTCGAGGGCCAGCTTGTCGAGGCGGTTGACGATGCCGGCGGTCATGTCGCGCATGGCCTCGGTCGCTTCCTTTGCGGAGATGTAATCCTTCGTCAGGATGAGCCGACGCTCCTGCTCTTCCTCGAGGGCGACGAGCGTCTTCAGGGAGGCGTTATAACTCGACTGGTACTTCCCCTGGTTCGGGTCGCCCCCTTCCATCGCGGCCTGCCAGACGCCACGCGCCCGACTGACCAAGGTCCGATGTTCGCTGATCGTGTCAGCCAGGGAGCCGTCGTCGAGCTGCGCCGGTGCGGCCTTGGGTGCCGCGGCACGCTGCACGTTCGCCCGGGCTTCTCGCCACGCCCGAGCCGCGTCGATGCTGTCGGTCGGCATGCCTTCGCGTCGAAGGACTGAGATGCGTTGCGCGGTGACGCCGAGCGCCAAACCCAGTTCTGAGTTGGTTAGAGCCATGGTTTGTTAAACGGCCTGTTTTCTCTCTGTGACCCCACGAAAAACCTTCGTGGTGTCGGGCCA